TGGGACGATTTTGACAACTGAAACGGAGAAACGACATGACCACTGAACCCACCACCACCCATCCGCAGCATGACGACATCCCTGTCCTGCGCATCACCATGGAGCAGCGCGGCTGCCTGATTGAGGTAAACGTGCCGGAGAAGGCCCTGCCCCCGATCATGGAGATGAAGGAGTACATGAAGAACACCGGTGCCGACATGTACGCGCGCCTGTGGCACATGGTCCAGAACGCTGAAAGAGGGGAGCAGGAGCTGCGGGCCCTGCGCTTCACAGGGGAGCAAAAATGATCACTGAGTCCATCACGTGCATAGCCCTTGGCACGCGGGACGAGGCCGAGGCACACCGGTTGACGTTTCTGGACCCGGAGCGCTACGGCCTGTTGTGCCTGTGGAAGAGCCACGACAACCAGCTCTGGGCTGTGGTGACGCAACAGGTTATGGATGCATTTGAGGAAAGGGCGTGCCCTGAGTGCGGCTGTCCAGAGTACTCGGTGCACAACACCTTGGTCACGGGGATCGAGACGACGTACCGGTCCTGCCCGGACTGTTACCACCGGTGGAGGTTCGAATGACCCCCAAGTATTGGGAGCTACCTCCCGCCCAGATGCGTGAGTACATCATCAACCACTGGTTGGACGATGAGGACATGGATGTATGTGATGCCATTCATGCCTACTACGGGGACGCTCGCCCGCGTGATTGGTGTGATGTTGGCACCGACGCAGTAGATTTGTGGAACCACATGTTCAAGGACGATCAGATTGGAGAGTACTCCCCGGCATACGGGGTTATCAACGGGTGCGCAGCGGCAGCGGCGGCCGGGGTTTGGGATACCGTTGCCGAGGCATTCGGATTGGAAAGCAAATACGTAGAGCTTGTGCTTGCCAACTGGTATGAGCGCAACTGGGAAGGCGAAGTGCCCAAGCTCACATGGGACGAGTTCATGCGCAGGTACGAGGCGGAGAAGGCCGAGTGGGAAGGAGAGCAGACATGAAACGCTTTTTAATCCTGCTGACGCTGTGCGGCTCTGCGCATGCAGAGTTTCTGGACGGCAACAAACTCCTGTCTGACATGAAGGGCTCGCACGGATTCCAAATGAGTGCGCTGGGCTACGTGATGGGGGTGGCCGATTCAATCCAAAGCGTGACGGCCTGCGTGCCCCCGAGCGTCACGTCGGGGCAGGTGCTGGACATGGTGCGCAACTACTTGGAGGCTACCCCGGCAGTGCGGCACCTGACCGCCGACATGATCGTGACGCACGTGCTGAAACAAGCATTCCCGTGCGCCGCAAGAACCCCGGGGAGGCAGCTATGAGCATGACTGACGCACTGTTGTGGTTTCTCATTGGTTGGAATTTAGTCTGCCTTGGGTTCCTTGGTTGGGCTTTGATCGGGGGTGGGGAATGACTGAGCGATCCAATCCCAATGAGGTGATTTGCCCGGCCTGCGTCCACCAGTTCGCAGCCATTCCTGAGAATGTGCAAGAAGAACTGCGCCGCCTGCACAGCGTGAACGCGCAAACCGGGGAGCAATTGCGCGCCGCTGTTGCCGCCCAGCGAGAGGCCTGCGCGCAGATGGTCGAGCGCTTGGGCCAAGAAGGCTATGGCACCCTGGCAATCGCTGCTGCACTGCGGCAAGGAGACAAATCGTGATGTATCTCGTGTTTGTGGCGGGCATGGCCCCGCTGGCCCTGTTGGGCCTTGTTTTGTGGATCGATGAAAGGCGGATGAAATGACTGATCTGGAGACCCTGAAAGCTGCTGCCGAGCGTATTGCAGCGCACAACGTGCAACTGCGCACCTTCCTGTTGGAGCTATCCGACCCCGAAGGCCTCGGCCACGCCGTAACCGTGGAAGTGCGGCGCAAGGCCCTGATCTTGCTGTCCATGCAGCACGTTCAGGTGCCCAAAGGGGAAAAGGGATGAAGTGGAAGCAGTGGAACATCACGCACTGGGTCCTGGAAGCCGAAGACGGGGAAGTGGTTGAAGAAATCAAGAAGGACGACCTGAGCGGCCTGTACGTCCTCAAGAGCAGCGGCAAGCAATACACCAGTGAGAAAGCCGCCAGGGCGGCAGGAGAAAAAGGAAAGAAGGAGCAACCGAAATGACCGGACAAGAACTGCAAGACAGCTTGAAACAAGTTGGCATCTCGCGAAAGGACTTCGGAGATTTGATAGATGTCCATTACCGCACTGTCAGCCGGTGGATCAAACAAGAAGTGCCCATCCCGAAAGTGGTGGCGCTGCTTGTGAAGTCGTTGACATCTAAAAAATAACTGAGTTACACTTGAGTAACAGAAAGCATAGTTGTGAGAAAGCGCAGCAAATACCGTCCGAAGGGGGTCATTCTTGACCCTATCAATCACGTGTTGTCGGGCCTCAAGCGCGTGGGTTCGATAAGCGAGGGCGTGACGCTGATGATCAAGAACCACACGGCCCTAGAAGCTGTGAGAAAAGGTGTGGGCACCCGTGAGGACATTGATGTCCTCATTGGCGCGCTCAACATGACTGAGGCCTTGGCGTTCTTCAAGTTTGGAGACGACTGGGCAGAGGAGATTCGAGCCGCGCAAGACGCTCTTTTGGAGTTGGGACGCCGAGGAGTGGAGACTGGCAAGTTTATTTTGCGAGGGCCCGAACTGACTGCGCTGAACCTGGGGATGGAAATCCACGATGCGCAGTTGCAGGCATGCACTGTTAGTGACATGGAAAAAGCGATGGACTACGTCACGCAGTGCCTGCTCAACAAGAAAGCTAGAAGCATGATCAGAAAGGAGAAAGATGAAGCAGAAACGACTGACTGAAGAAGAACTCAAACGCTGGTGGCCGTTTGAGCGGTTGGACCCCGACCGCATGCCCGTGCCGCCGAAAGAGAAACCTCAACCAAACCCTGACTGGGAAGAAGCACTGCTATGAAATCAAAGACTGCAAAAATCAAAGCCTACCTGACGAACAACCCTGACGCCAAGCCTGCTGACGTCGCGGCCAAGTTCAAGGTGAGCACCCCGTACATCTACAACATGCGCAAGAAGGTCCGCGATGGGTTCTTCTCGCCGCCCGAGCTGCTGCCCGTGCCGCCTGTTCCCGAGATTGAGGAGGAGCCCAGCGTGGTGGATCAGGTCCTCGATCAGCGGGCCGTGGAGTACGGCACTTTCGCCGATGGCGCTGCTCTCATGCAGTCGATTAAGCGCACGTTGTCTGCGCATGCGCAAAAGCATGGGCGCACCTTTGCGGATGATCAGTGGGAAGCGCTGGAGATGGTTGTCCACAAGATGGCGCGCATCGTTAACGGCAACCCTGACAACGTCGATTCCTGGACCGACATTGCCGGCTACGCAATGCTGGTGGCCGACCGGCTGGAGGGCAAGGCACGATGAGCGATCTACTTCCAATCCTGGCAATTGGCTGGGTCGCTGCTGCGTGGCTCACGCATGTGGTCACGTGCTTGCAGGCGGCCAAGTGGGGGTTTTTGATCGCCGGGGCGATCTTCTTCCCCGTGGGCTGCGTGCATGGCACGGGCATCTGGTTTGGGGTGTTCTGAGGTGAACTCCAAGCGGATCAGCCCGGAGGATGCGCGGGCCATGGTCCTTGCGCAGTTGCGCAGGAACGGCTACCAGGGCAGGACGTCTGAGCTTGCGACGTGGACGGGCATGCCGTCCTCTGTCGTGCGCCGGGCGGGCCTGTATCTGGCGGCCAAAGACAAGCTCCAGGCGGAGCTGATGCCGGGGCGGGGCGCGGGAGAGTATCTCTTTAAGCTCACGCAGCTCGATCTGTTCGAAGACGGTGGGCGACCGCCGACCTTCTGGCAGCGGATCAAGGGGTGGTTCCGATGAGCCCGTTGATCCGTGAGTATGCGCCGCTGGTGCCGTTTGATCCTGTGCGATACACGTGGATCGACTTTGCCAGTGGCCCGATGGCCACGGAGGAAGATGCCCGTCGCTTGAAAGAGTCGATGGGACATCTTCCTTTCGGAGACTACACCCCCCACCAAGACTGGCCGCTCCCGTTCGAGCGGATGTCAATCCTTTTGCCTGTTCGCATGACAGGGGAAACGGTCAGTCGAGGTGCGGCGACGATCACCTTGGAAAGGGTGGGCGATGAGTTGATCTACCAGTGGTGGACCAATGCGGAAACAGAGCGCGGTAGCGTCATCATTCGCTCTTCGGGTTCTTTTTCGCAGGACAAGCGCATCAATGTCTCCCCGAAATTTGTAAAGGCGATGAGCAGGGCGGAACAGGACTGCGCCAAGCTGGGGGCACAAAACCTCATGGTGGCGATGCGCCGCATTCTGGCCCTGGCTGTCATGGGGGATTCCAACGCAACTGTGGCGCGGTGCACTACAGATGCTGCGGTCAACGCCAAGCGTGCCCGAAAGGGCAAGCGCCCGTTCTTCGAGTGGACGACGGTGGAGATCAAGCCTTCCGTGGCAACGCAGCCCCAGGGCGGCACACATGCCAGCCCCAAGCCTCACATGCGCAGGGGGCACATCAGGCGCTTAAAGAGCGGGAAGATCGTGACGGTCAAGAACATGATCGTCAACCGACACAAGATGCCCGACGAGGGCTTCATCTTCCACGACTACAAAGCATAAAGGGGCCCCGCTAAGGGCCCCTTTATTTCTCCCATCGCGCAAACTCAGGGAGTTTCAACAACAACGTGTCGTCACGGGGCCAGTATACCTACTTTGCCTCGCCCCAGCTAGGGCCGACTTCCACGTCGCAGCGGCTGGGTACCTGCAAGGGGACGGCAGCAGCCATGATCCGGGCGCCCTCCACCGCCTCCTCGCGGCTTTTGACGCTCAGGGCTACTTCGTCATGCACCTGCAGAATCGGGCGCATCCCGGCCTTTGCCAGGGCCACCATGGCCGCTTTGGTCTGGTCTGCGGCTGACCCCTGGATCAGGCGGTTCAGGCCCTTGTAGGTGCCCGCGCGCTTGATCCGTTGGCCGTATTCAATGACGGCCTGCTCACGGGGCAGCGCCTTGTTCACGCCCCACTCCATCGGCTCCCACAGCGGGAAGCGGCACTTGCGGCCCAAGAGGGTGCGGATGGACCCGCCGGCAGCCGGGTGGTCGATGCGCTTCATGACGGCGTTGACCGTGCCCTTGAGGAACGGCACCTTCTTGTGAAAGCGCTCGATCAGCTCCCCGGCCTCGTCCACGGACAGATCGAGCTGGCCGGCCAGCTTGTTCTTGCCCATGCCGTACATCAGGCCCAGGCCGATGGTCTTGGCGGCCTTGCGTTTGATCTCGGCCATGTCGGCGACCATCTGGTGAAAGTCCGTGTTGGGGTCGCTCTGGTAGGCGTCCACCATGACGTCGGCCCCGGGCAGGTCCAGGAGGTTGGCGTAGTGGACCAGGAGCCGTGGTTCTTGGGACGAGAAGTCGTTGGACCCCCACAGCTCGCCTTCTTCCGGTAGGAACAGACTCCTGACCATCGGGCCGATCACCTCGTGCCGGGCGGGCACCTGCTGCAGGTTGGGGTTGGCCATAGACAGGCGCCCGGTCACCGTGCCGCCGTCATCCGAGCGCATCTGGTTGACGTGCGGATGGATGCGCCCGGTCTTGGCGCTGAAGTCCAGATAGGGCTGAAGGAACGTGCTGTGCGTCTTGTTGGTCTCGCGCGCCTCTACGATCATCTTGGCAAGCGGGTGCTCGCAGGAGTCCAGAAAGCCCTTGGTGAAGCTGGGCAGGCCGTTGGTGGTCTTGCTGTAGGGGATGCCAAGGCGGTCAAAGGCCTGGGCAATGGACTGCGCGGCCCAGACATCGACCTGGGTGCCGGCCTGCTCCTTCATGGTTTTCAGCAGCTCCTTCTCGCGCCGCTGCATCTGATGGATCAGTTGCTCGCACTTAGCGCGGTCAAAGCGGATGCCCTGGCGGGTCATGTTCAAGAGGACCGGGAAGACGTCGGTCTCCAGCGTGAAGATGGATTCGACCTCCTCCTGACGCATCTTGACTTTCAGGTGCTGCCAGAGCTTGAGCGTCAGCGCAGCGTCTTGCTCGGCGTAGTCCCCGACGTACATGGCCGGGAGCTTCCACAGTTCCTTTTTAGGGTGGACACCGAAATCGGCTGCGGCCTGCTTGAGAGCCTGCTCGCTTTTGACTTCCTTGAGGTAATCAAAGCCGAGCGCGTTGAGACTGTATGAGAATCGGTTCTCATCCAAGAGGGGGGCGGCGAGCATGGTGTCGTAGATGCGCCCGTTGATGGTGAATCCGGCTGCTCCAAGCCATCCAGCGTCGTAGGCGGCGTTGTGCATGATCTTGTCTGCGGGGGTGGCGAGGACGTCCCGTACCCAACGCTCCACAAGACGTTTATCGAGGTTACCCCCACCGCCATGAGCAACAGGGAAATACCCAGCCCAGCCATCGACGGCGACTGCGTAACCAACAATGAACCCGTCGCCGCGAGGCCAACCGGGACCCATAGATTCCATATGCGGATCACAAGTTTCGAGGTCAATTGCAATCTCCTTGGCTTCGCTCAGGTTGGGGAAGGTTTGCGGCGGCACCCACTCGGTGGTCAAGGGGAACATCGGAATGGTCTTCACAGTCGGAATCCTTTTTCTTGGTGCTTGGGTAGCACTAGGTGCAACGATTGTTTGGCGCGGGTGACCCCGACATAGAACAGGCGGTGCATGTTGTCGCCGTTGCTGGCGTACTCCCGGGCGAACTTTGGCGAGAGGTCCATGAGCAGCAGGACGTTGTCCGCCTCCCCGCCCTTGGCGCCGTGGATGGTGGACAGGCGTATGCGGCTGATGGTGGACAGCTTGGTGCCCCTGCGCAGCACGGCCACAAGGTAGTCGCGCTTATCGTCAGCGATGCGGGTGAGGGCCTCGTGCCAGATGGGCGCATCCAGCAGCCCGTGGTCAAGTTTGAGGTCATCCAGCGTGTACAGGACCCCGGGGTCGCCCCCTTTGAAGGTCCGGTGTCCTCGGGCCACGAACTCTGCTCCCAGGTACTTGTACAGATCGACCACCTCTGACCCAATCACCTGCTCGCCCCGGCGCAGCTTCTCCCAACTCTGCACAGCTTGGACCATCTTGGGCGGGATGCTGGGCACGCTACTGCGCTCAAACAGCACGCCCTGGCCCTTGAGCCATTCGTGGACGGGGTTGAGCATGTAGTTGGTGGCAGCAAGGATGAGCCACTGGCCGTCGCCGAGCGCCACGTCCTCGAAGCGGTAGTAGGTCTTGACCTCGCCCTCGAAGTCCCGGGCGCGCCACTCCTTGGGCTGGCGCTCGCGGATGCGGTGAACGATGCGCTCGGCAAGCTGGTGGACGGTGCTGGGAACGCGGTAGGACTGCTCCAGCACGGTGATCTGGCCCTGGAACGACAAGAAGCTCTTGACGTCGGCTCCAGCCCAGGTAAATACTGCCTGATCGTCGTCTCCGGCGAGGAAGACCCGTTTCGCTTTTGTGGCGAGGATTTCGACCATTTGCCACTGCAAGCGGCTCAAATCCTGAGCCTCATCGACGATGAGCACCTCCAGCGCGGGCAGGCGGTCCTGCTCGACGACCACCATCTCCAGCAGGTCCGTGAAGTCCAGCAAGTCCCGGCTGCGCTTGTAGTGGCGGTAGGTGCGCTCCACGAACTCGAAGTGATACCACTCGATGTCCAAGCCGCTTTGGTTGTAGTGCTGGCGCAAGTCCAGCCCCCGGATGCGGGCGAGGTTGATCTCGTTGAGGATGGGGTTGTCGGCCTTGGCCAGATCGACGTCTTCTTCGCTGCCGACGTTGATCTCGATGCCCGCCTCGGCGGCGAACTCCCGGTAGTGCTCGGGCTGCATCATCATGTCGGCCTTGACCGCCAGGGCGTGGAAGGCAAGGCTGTGCAGCGTGCGAAAGAACGGGAAGTCGGTCTTGGGGTGCAGGCGCGGGAACTTCTCAATGGCGCGATCCCGGGCCTCGTTGGCGGCCTTGCGGGTGAAGGAAAAGTAGCCGATGCGCATGGAGGAGACGCCCGCCTCCAGCTCCTGCTGCACGCGGTTGAGCAGGTACGTCGTCTTGCCGGCCCCGGGAGGGCCGAAGATTTTGTGGATGTTGCTCATTGCGTGGGGCGGTGAAGGCTGTTCTCCGC